CTTGTAGCCGCAGTTGCCGTAGTAATGGTGTAAGTATTAGCAGTAGGAACTGTTAATATTTGATATTCAGCATCCATTGTTGCTGCAGGTATTCCGTTAACAGCACCTGACGTACTTGATATAGTTACAAAATCTCCAACCTCTGCATTATGACTTGGGTCTGTAACGGTAACTGTTGTAGTAGAAAAAGTTTCAAAACCTGTAATTGAACCTGTTGCTCTTATTGGTGTAATGTCATACGCTACACCTTCTGAATAAATATATAATTTTCTATCTGTTCCGATGGCCGTGTATCGTACACCATCTAAAGAAGTCCATGCATGCATGTCTCGTGCAACACCAACTAAAGTACTATTAATTAATTTAATCCACCCACCTATTTTTTCTGGTAAGCCATAACGAAAGCGTACCATATCCGAGTCAGTCCAACGTCCTGCCGCTCCGTACTCGGTATCTTGTTTGTCTATTCCAGGGGCAAAAGCTATTTTTGTTAAAGGCATTATGCAATCCTCATAAATCTATACGAAAGTTCACCAGCGCCGCCAGCACTAGCACTTGATACAGGTTCTGCACCACCTCCACCGCCACCAGATCCTCTTGATCCAGCCGAAGAACTTCCACCTGCTGGGCCACCAGAACCACCTGATACAGCGCCAGGACCTGCATAAGAAGATCCTCCTACTCCACCAGCTATTTGACAGTTATCTCCACTACAGTTACCTGGATTTGTTCCTGCATTTCCTGATCCGTTAGAATTAAATGTTCCAACAGGGCCAGTATTAAATGTTGTTATATTAAGACCATCAACAGTAGTTCCTGATGTTAAAACTGTACCTGAAATAGTTCCTGTTCCTCCAACACTAGCAGAGTTATTACGTAAAGGTCCTTGCACACCGCCACCAGAAGCCGTACCTCCTGTACCGCCAGCCAAAGAAAAAAGAGAACCTGAACTTGTACCTGAAACTGATGTAGCACTTCCACTGCCAGCAGTTTCATTGTATCCATTTCCTGATGCTGTTCCACCAGCACCTGCAGTTACCGTAAGGGTTTCGCCACCTGTTACTGTAAAAACTTTATCAGATATGTAAGCTCCAGAAGAACCACCAGCACCTGCTGATTCACCACCAGCTTTATCATAAGAGGCACCACCTACACCACCAGAGCCACCACCTACAGCAAATTGAAAATGAATAGCATTAGCGTTTGCTGGTACAGCAACAGATCCAGTAGATGTAGAAAAAGATGTTGTATCAAATAAAGTAAAGACAGTTCGCCATGAACCACCATCTTTTACATAAGCATTAGTTATTGTTTTATTAGTAAAGGATGTACCGTCTCGAACGTAAACTTGAGTTCCAGCATCTGAACTTATTTCACGAAAAGTACCACCATCTTTTACATAAATTGGCATAATAAATTACGTATATTTGTACCAAATGTCTCCATCAGATCCACCACTAGGTGCAGATGTACTTACTGTTCTTGTGCCGTTAGCATTTGTTCCTGCCGTAGCAGAAATAAAAGCTTGTACATCACTACCAATAGCAACACCTAAGTTTGTTCTTGATGTTCCTGCCGCAGCAACATCACTTAAATTGTCTGCTTCTTGCAATACACCAGTAACAGCAGTGCCTGAAAATTTATATTTGATAGATTCATAAGTTGCCATATTACTTCTCCGTTAGTTTCCAACCATAAGTTGCGCCTGAGTATACTAAACTAAAAGCTGCATCTTCGGTTGCTACAGTTAAATCTGCTGTAGCTCCATTAATTTTTAAACTATTTCTTCCGATTGTTAAATTGTTTGTATCAAATGTACTTGCTAAATCTACAAATCTTACTTCATCTCCTGTAGCAGGAGCTGCTGGTAAAGTAATTGTAAAGGCTCCACCAGTTGTATTAGCAAAGATTTTATCTCCACTTAAAGCTGTATAGGTAGTTGTTTTAGTAACCCATGTGCCACCCGATGTCTGGAGTTCATACCAATTAGTACCATCAGTGGCCAAGAAAACACTTGTTTGAGGATTAATAACATAGGTATTACCTGAAGCACCTAGTCTAGCTGTAACTGTGTAGGTTGTAGCTGCATTTCGTAAAAAATATAATTTTTCTTTTGCTGTAAATTGAACAATGTGATTGGCTGCCGCATTTGTAAATATAATAGCAGCTTGTCTGTTTTCGTTATCTGCTTGTGTAGCGGGACCGTTTGTGTCTGTTAAAGTGGTTACTGTTCCTGATGATATATTCTTTGTATATACACCAGCTATTGACTGCTCTAATGATTGTGAAAAGTTGTTATTTGTAGTCGTACCCCAAGCATTTGCTTGATCTCCTACCCCTATTAACTCTATCTGTAGTCTGCTTGAATATGTTGACATAATTTACCTACGCTGCATCTCGCCATGTATTAGTAGCACTATCATCGACATTTGTCCAAGTATTTGTGCCTGAGTCAGGTACCACTTGCCATGCATAAACTGCTTGATCTCCTTGAGCTAGAGTCATAGTTTGGCCTGTTACTTCTACAATTGTATTTGTAATTGGTACTACTGTTCCGAGAGCCGTGTTGACTGTTTGACCAGTAGGTAAAACGGTTGCTGAAGCATTTATAATAGAAGCACCAAGCGATGCTGTCATTGACTGTCCAGTGACCGCTGCTACACTTGTTGTAACTACACTAATTGTTCCTAATGCTGATGTTAAAGCTTGTCCTGTTACAGCAATATCTGTAAGCGCTTCAACAGAAACTGTTCCGAGAGCCGTGGTCAATGCTTGACCTGTCAATGCTCCTGTATTAGCTGTTGCTGTTACTGTTTCATCACCTAAGAATATATCTAAATCAGGTTCAGACGAAGCATCAATTGATACTTGACCACCTGCTGTTACAGCGAATGTTCCTATGACTACATTTAATCCAAAACCACTAACCGATACGGTTGGGTTAGCTACGGCAACAGCAGTCGCTGTTCCTAATGCTGATGTTATGTTTTGACCTGTTACTGCAGCAACAGAAGTAGTTACAACAGTTTCATCACCAAGAGTAAGATTTAAATCTTGACCTGTTTCAACAACAGTAGTTCCTGCTCCAACAACCTCTGTTCCTAGAGCTACTGTTAAAGCTTGACCTGTAACAACCGCTATGGCGTCTTGTTTACCTAATGATGATAATGGTCCTTCTGAAAAGGCTAAAATACCTAGAGTCATAAGACTCTATTTTAACTATAAAAAGTGAATTAGTCTACTGTGCTTTTTTATAATACGAAGGTAATCCAAGCATAGGCCTACCATCAAAAGCATTGCTTTCTTGAAACTGACCCGCTTTATTATTGTAATGTAAGAATACTTGACCACAATCTTGACCTTCAAAAGCATCACGCCAATGTTCTAGGTCACATCCACTATACACTAGCATATCTCCTGGTTTTAATATAACTTTTTTACCTTTATTACCAAACCCTTCTGACGGATCTAAGTAAATAGGCCACTCATCACCACCTAGATTTAAGGTACATGATATTTCACACGAAGGTCTATCTTTGTGTCGATGTAATATATCGCCGTATTTATAAATACGAGCATAGGTATAAGTAGGAACTAAATTCATTTTAGTTACTTCCATCATTTTTGGTCTTACTCTTACCATTAATGTTTCCATAACAAGATCTGCATAATGAGAATAGGTGTCAGGTATTTGACTATCTTTCCA